TATACTTGAAACTCACCTCTGCTGTAAAGTACTCGATATCTGTATCAGTTGCATCGAAAGATACAGTTGAAAGACTATAAGGGAACATGTCATTAAATACTACCTGAAACTTTGGAACTAAGTTGCTACTTAATATCTGAAGAGTTCCATCTGAATAGATGTTATCTCCTTCTTGTCCAAACTTTTGCATACCAAGAACTGCTGTCTTTTCCAGTTCATCAAACTCTTTTAGACTGTCTGGAAAACCAAGTCCTCTAATCCAATTTTGCAGTTCCATATAATTAACTAGATCTTCATCAACAAGGAATCTTAAATTAAGATCTCCAAATTGAATCTTATCACCAGGAACATCAATATCTTTTAGATAGGTTGGTTGCACTGCAATTCCTAGATCTAATGATGGTATGTTTGCTTGGTTACAAAAGAACGCAACACCAGGAGCTCTTTTCAATCCAAACTTAAACCCAACTGGTGAGAGAAAGTTTCGATTATCAATAGGAGTTCCTGGTCTTTCAGCAGGTGGTTTTCTCTTGGCCATTATTCAGTAACTACTGTGGCACCAATAAACCCACCATTTTGGCCACCTTTACCTGTTTGCTTGACCATATTGTCAGCATTAGTTTTGTTGGATAGTTGAGTTCTATCAGCATATGTTTGAGTCCATGTAGATGGAGATTTCCAAAATACATCCCCTGAAACTAAAACACCTGGTTTTTTAATGTGATAAGGCATTTTTCTTTGATAACTTTTAACTATTTATAGACCTTTGTGTGAAATCAATTCCTTCCATGTGATCATACTCATGTTGGAAGATTCTTGCAATAAACCCAGTAAGTTTAATTTTATGAATTTCTTTACTTTCATCTTCATATTTTACTATAATTGAACTAGGTCTAGGTATATCTAAAAACAATTCTGGATAAGATAAACAACCCTCTTCCATTACTACCTCATCCTTAGACTCCTTTATAATCTTAGGATTAAAACATGTAATAGTTTCTTGCGTCTCCATATCAGAAATCATTACAAATACTCTTTCCTTTATACCTATCTGGTTAGCAGAAAGTCCCACACCCTTATGATGAAACATGTTCTCATTAAGGGTATAGGACATTTTTGAACGATCTAGATTATAACTACACTTTTTTATTTTGTTATGTAGTAAAGAATCTTCTGATGAAATTAATGATTTAATCAAAATTTAGAACTGCTTGAGATTCGTTGGAAATCAAATCTCTTTTCTTTTTTTCAATTTCCCAATTTTCATTCCATTTATCTAAAGTTTTCTTCCAATTATTAGGAAGAATACCGAGTTCCTTTTCATTTACAAACATATCAACCATAAGCAAACAAAAAGATCTCATATTATTGGATTGATCAGTACCATTAATAGCAGCAAAAACAGTTGGTAGAGTATTGGTCTTAAGCATTGACCAATCCTTAATGAACCTATTACATGGGCAGCTAGAATCAGGAACCCATCCATCTCCATCCTCATCTATCATTCCTTTTATTTTACCATTAGATACTCTAAAAATAAACTTCTCAAGAAGTTCTAACTTTTTAGGTTGATCTTTATACCTCATATAAGATACAAGATATGTTAAAGTAAATGGATTAATATGACTACAATTATCATGTTTTTTCTTTCCAAAATCTTTACTCTCAAAGATTTCCTTTAACCAAAGTATTGCTTCTTCAAGATCTGCAACCCATAATCTAATATTGGTTACTTCGGTTTTAGTCATTCCCTCATACTTAAGAGGAAAACATTGTTGGGCAGCATATTGGATAGGTTCAACCTTTCTCAATTTACCGTCTGTTATGTAAATATTCCTGTGCTTAAATATATCTCTATATGCACCATCAAGTCTATCTGATGCTTGTTCAACATCATCAGGACTATCGAACATCTTATATTCACGAATAACTTCAGAAATAGAATCTACTTCTCTGTAAGAAACACGAACTTTTTCTGGAATTAATTCTCCAGAATATTCTGCCCACCAATATTCATCTCTAGTATGCCCATTAGTTTTAAATTTTGTTCCTGCTTTATATTCTTTTCCTGTCTCAGTGCATACACAATCTTTAGTTAAAATTACTCCATTAACTTCTAAATGTGCTGCTTGAACTTTCTTAAATTTCTTTTGATGTTTTGGTTGCTTTGCTCTCTCTTCATGATCTCTTTGAGTGGGGCAACATTCCCAATCATTATTCCATTCTTCTGTAGTTATAATTTCTTGTTGATAAAATAAATCATCAACAGATAACATCTGCTTAGTCATTTTGTCTCCTAATTGTAAATTACTCGCTGATGGAGTAGGGGAAATACAGTTGCGGATGAACTGTATAGTATATAGTAACAGAAAATTTTCAATCTGTCAATAGACAAAAAAAAGACCCTGCCGAAGCAGAGTCTTTGTAAGAAATATAAGCGTCTCGCTTACATGAGGTTCTTAACAGCAACACGTCTGTAGTAACGGTTAGCATTAACGTTAAGAGTTCCAAGACCTTGTGTAAGACCTTCTGCGAATGGGTTAGCAACCAATCCGTAACGAGTCTTAAAGCCGATCTTAGGCTGGAATGTGTTCTCTCCAACCGCACGAACCATCTGTAGAGGAACGTATGGGCAGTAGAATAATCCAGCATCATAAGGTGAAGAACCCTTATAACCAACAACATAGTACTGATTACCAGGACTTGTATTGTTAGATGCTAAGTTAGCAGAATATGGGTCGATGTATACTCTATACTTACCTTGTAATGTTCCAGCAAATGTATTGCCAGTATCATCAACATTAAGGTTAGCATTAAGTGCAGGTGTGTAATCAAGAACACCAGCCATTGTTAGAGCAGAAGCAACGTCTGCGGAACAAAGGATGATATTACCCTTTCCACGACGAGTTCTTTGTGCGATTGCGTTTGCATCACGCTCAATCTGGAATAGAAGTCCCTTGAATTTCTCAACTGACCATCTTCCGTTTGAGTCGATGTCTAGGTCAAAGATACCTGGAGTTGCAACGTTCTGGACAGCACCCTGTTCAGCAGTCTTGTAGATAGTTCTAATAACTTCTCTGTTGATTTCCGCAAGGATCTCAGTAGAAAGGATATTAGCAAGTTCTGCTTCAGCGTTAAGACCATGAATTGCTTTCAAGTCCTGAGCAAGCTCTAGTGAGTACTCAGCCTTGAGGGCTCTTGACTTAGCAGTAACAGTGACCTTCTCGATTGAGAATGCCATCTGGTTGAACTCATTGGCAGTAGCGTTCCCAAGCTTTTCAGCGTTTTGGGTTTGCATACCTTGACCAGTAGTATACTGGGTCTGTGAACCAGCAGCACCAACTGGGTTAAGGACAGCAGGATTAGAACCACTTTGTGAAGTAGTACCCATACCAGCGTTAACGTCAGTCAATCCCTGAGTTAAGTTATCGCTACTATTCTGACCAGAGAATGCAGAATTCACTTCATCGTAGAAGGTCTCTGCACCATTCTGTGCTGAATAGCGAGATCTCATTGCAAAGATTAGTCCAGTAGGACCACTCATTGGCTGAACACCAGCAAGGTCATAAGCGACCAAGTTTGGCATTGCACGTCTAATCAATGAGATTAGAACTGGGTCGAAACCAGCAACAGGACCAGCAGCAGTAGCATCGCCACTGAAACCAGCGTTTCCAGCACCAGCACCAGGACTTGTATTAGATCCTGTATAGTTGGTTGGTTGCTCGGTGAGCATTGTAGTGCCGTTCTCAAACGCACTTTGCTCTCTTAAAAATTTCTCTTGATTCTCTAGCAGGACTGCAGTTACCGCCTTTCTATGATTATCCTTAATAGGGTCCATGCCCTCGTAATCTAGAAGTGGTGCCCACTTTTCCTGCAACTGTTCTGATTGGAACATTTGCTTTAGTTAATAGGTTTACTTAAATTTTGAAATCAGTTACTTTGTTAAACCACGTAGAGTATTCATATATGAAGCCATAGAACCTGATACATCAGCACCAGCATGATCTACACCTTCGGATAGACTCTCGGATTTAGCATTAGGAGATGCACTCTTTGTAGGGAAATAAGATTCCTTAAGTGTCTCCAATTTTTCACGATAAGATTGCTCACTTGCAAACTCTACACTTTCGGAAAGTGAGGCGAGCTTCTCTTTCTGAGTGTCTGCAAGACCTTCAGAAACTGATTCGAGGATTCCGTTAGCAACTGACTCTCCGAGTCTGCTGTTTAGGGAAACGTTCTTCTCAATTTGCTCGTTGAGTTTTGTTTCCATTTCATCTAGTTTTTCTACCATGCTCTCAAGTACATCATATTTTTCTTCAGGGATAGTTACATAATGTTCTTCAAAAAGACCTTTTAGGCCAGTCATAAAGGATTCTGTTAATTCTTCCTTAATACCGCCCTCTACTGCAAGTTGATTCTCAGTGAACCACTCGTCAGCAACATACTCTAGGTAAGAGTCAACACGCTCATTAAGTGCGCCTTTGATCTCTGTTACTTCCTCAAGAAGTTTTGCATCGTACTCAGCATCAAGAACTTCCTTGATTTCAACAACCTTTCCTTTGATTGCTGCTTCTAGGATAGTCTTTGCCTTTTCTCTGAACTCTTCAGAAAGTTCTTCACCCTCTACAAGAGCTTTAACATCATCATCGATGCTTATCTCTGTGTATGCAGGTGCTTCTGCAACTACTTCTTCCTCAGTTGTTTCTGCTTCAGAAACTACCTCGTCTGTAGTTACTTCTTCTTCCTCTATTACAGGTGCTTCGGTTTCTTCCTCTTCTTTCACACCCTTCATTGGGTCTGCTGCCTTGGCACCTTTATTAACTACGTCTCTAACTTGCTTTAAAGTTCCACCTGATGGCTTCAACTTCGCTGAGTCGTTAGTTGGACTATAGTTGTCTGGTGTAGGTCCACCTAAATCTTCTACCTGCGCTGAATTGTCAGGTGTTGATACGCCAGAAGCATTGCTTCCCGCTTTAGGTAGTGATGAATCCCCCGTCTGTGCATTTGCGTTTACAGCCGTTTTGGATTGCTTAGTGCCTACTTCCATTTCTTGTAAATTTGTGCCACTAGACATTTGAGTAATCTCCGATTTCCTGTATAAAGTTAAAATCTATATTTATTTATAAACGCAGTATTTACAATGAGTTAATAAACTCATTAAAAAGACTTAATTTATGTTCTTCGAGTCTTTTTTGGGTAGCAAGAGACTCAATCTTGTTTCTTGTTTCATTAGCAATTTGCTCTCTGAAACTATTTCCTTCCCAGATCCATTCCTTACCTTCCATAATACCCTCAACAAATGCATCGGGTGCAGAAGGATCAGCAACTATATCTGCTGCTGTTGCTAACATAAAGTCATCACCAACAACATTAAATCCCTCTTTGGTAGGTTTTAATGAACCAATACCACGAGAAGATACGCCAAGTTTAACACCTTCTCCTATAAGAGACTTTGCAATTGAACCCATTGGTGTGTCTAGGATCTTTGCTTTTCCAATAAAATTAGAACCACTTTCTTTAAGTGAAACAATTTTATGAGAAACTCTATCAAGGTTTACAGTTGGACCATCAGGATGACCTAATTCTCCAAGTGCTCTTCCAGATGTAACATTAGACTCATTATATCTGGCAACTTCACGCTGTAAAGTTTCCATAGGATACATTCTACCATTACGGTTTTTAATGTTTCCTTGTAAGAAGATACCTTCAATATAAAGGTTTTGCTTCCCATTCTTTAGTTTTTCAGTAATAAATTCTACTGATTCTATTTCTTCTCTAATAAGTTTCATCGGGAATCATTTACGTCCTATAAACTTTATTTATAATTACTGATCAGCTGATGCTATTTCAGCAGCAACTTCTCCACTAATATGAGCAGCATTATCAGCAACAGCATCCTGTACTTCCGCTTCGGAATCTGTTTCTTGACCAAATGCTTTACCCGCTATTTCGGGTTTTACCGCATCAATTTTTTCTGCTGATTTAGCAAAAAGAATATCTTTAATCTTATCACTGACAGTCGATGGTGACTCATCAGCAATAATCATATCCATTAAATCATTAGTTATTTCAGGCATTGTAAAATAATAGTGTCGCCAGTTTATTTATACAGTATCAGCAGAGTTAAAATTTGACTCCATAATCATTGCAAATAAAATACGTTTTACATGTTCCAAATGTATAGTTGGTTCCTGCTGATTAGATGGTCTATCTCCAGAAATAGGTCTCTTTTCATGATAAAAGACCACTGCATTATACAGTAGTCTTATGTCACTTTCAGTTAAATTTACTTGAAAAATATGATCATCACTTCTATCTGGCAATATTGGCACTAAATTTCCCCACCTTTAGGTTTAACTATATTAGCATCCATAGTTGTTGCTTTAGCATCTACATCCATAGACCTTAATGCAGCATCTGGTTCACCTTCAGTGGCACCAAGTTGAGTTGGATCAACTGGTCTCATTCCACCACTACCCTCTGGATCAAGCATCATTTCCTGATCAATTGCCATTGGATCCGCAATAATACCATCCTTAATTTCTTTCTT